ACCTGATCCAGAACAGTCCTAATGCCAGCCAAAAGGAAACAAGCGCTACGAGGGGCAACTGAGCCAAGGCTTCACAGCCCTTACTTAAAGGGCGCTTCTAAGGTTGCAGATGTAATTGAGTTAGCCAACCTAATCCAACTGCCACTATTGCCTTGGCAGGAGTTCGTACTTAAAGACATGCTCCGCGTGGACAAGAAGGGGAACTGGATACGCAAAACTAACCTGCTGCTAGTAGCCCGGCAGAACGGTAAGACTCACCTAACTCGAATGCTCATCTTGGCTCACCTGATCAAGTGGGATAGCAAGAACATCATCATTGCCTCATCTAATCGCTCCATGGCACTCGATACCTTCCGCCAAGTAGCCAATGTCTTTGAGAGCAACCTAGCGCTTATGGATCTAGTCAAGCAGATCCGATACGCCAACGGCACAGAGTCGATCGAGATGAAAGACGGTCGCAGACTTGATGTAGTAGCAGCAACAAGAGACGGAGCGCGTGGTCGATCAGCCGATGCGCTATTCCTCGATGAAATCCGAGAATGGTCAGAGGACGGATACCGAGCAGCAATGCCAGTAACTAGAGCCAGACCTAATGCTCACACTTTCCTAACTTCTAATGCTGGAGATGCTTTTAGCGTTGTATTAAACGAGCTGAGAGAACGAGCGCTAGATAACCCGCCTAAGTCTTTCGGGTTCTATGAATACTCAGCGCCACAGTATTGCAAGATAGATGATCCTAAGGCTTGGGCGCTAAGTAATCCCGCGCTAGGTTATCTAGTCACAAAAGAGACACTTGAAGAAGCGGTCGCAACCTCACCGATAGAAAACACCCGCACAGAGTTGCTTTGCCAATGGATCGACTCCCTAAGTTCTCCTTGGCCGCATGGCATTCTTGAAGAGACTTCTAACAGCGAGTTACAGATCCCGCCCGGCGGATATACCGTCTTTGGCTTCGATGTCTCGCCTTCGAGGCGCAATGCCTCACTTGTTGCTGGTCAGATAATGCCAGACGGCAAGATAGGCGTAGGCATCTTGCAGACTTGGGAGTCAGCAGTCTCAGTCGATGATCTCAAGATCGCAGCTGATATAAAGGCTTGGGCAGATCAGTACCGACCTCGCCAAATCTGCTATGACAAGTACACAACCCAGTCGATCGCCGACAAGTTATCAAATGCAGGTTGCATGGTTCAAGACATATCAGGGCAGCAGTTCTATCAAGCCTGCGGAGACTTACTTGACGGTCTAGTTAATCACCGCGTAGTTCATAATGGACAAGCCAACCTAATGCAGCAGATGAATAACTGCGCAGCTAAGGTTAATGACTCTGCTTGGCGTATCGTTAAAAGAAAATCGGCAGGAGATGTCTCTGCACCTATTGCTTTGGCAATGGTTGTCTCGATGTTAATGAAACCACAACAGGTAGCGGCTATATACGCAGGTTGACCTACATGTAGTGTATAATTGCCCTCTATGGGTATCCTTTCGCGCCTCACAGGTGCAACAAGCGCAGCAATTATTCAAGCGCAAGCAGCACCTCAGGTTCTCGGTGAGTATTCACCTTATGCAATGCCCTTTCAGTTCGCCTATGTTGGTCGAACAGAAGCAATGGGCGTTCCTGCCCTAGCGCGTTGCCGCAACTTACTTGCTGGCACTATCGGCACAATTCCTTTAGAACTTTACAAGAAGTCAACAGGTGAAGAACTTGGTAAGCCTATGTGGCTTGATCAACCTTCTTATTCACAACCACGCAGCGTAACTATTGCTTACACGGTTGACTCACTTCTATTTTACGGTCAAGCCTTCTGGCAAGTTGTAGAGACTTATCAAGAGGACGGCCGCCCTTCTCGCTTTGAGTGGGTTGCTAACTCTCGCGTAACTGCAACACTCGATCGCGATAATGTATTCGTAAAGTCTTACGCCATTGACGGCACAACCGTACCAATGGACGGTCTCGGATCACTTATTACATTCCAGTCACTAAGCGACGGCATCTTAAATACCGGCGTATCTACTATTCGTGCAGCCCTCGATGTCCAGAAGGCTGCGGCTATTGCTGCTGGCACTCCTATGGCAACTGGCTACCTAAAGAACACAGGCGCAGACCTACCACCAGCAGAAGTTCAAGGATTACTTTCAGCTTGGAAGAACAGCCGCAATAATCGTTCGACTGCATATTTAACTTCAACTTTGAGTTATGAGTCTGTCGGCTTTAGCCCTAAAGACATGATGTACAACGAGGCTATCCAGAACCTAGCGACTGAGATCGCTCGCCTCTGCAATGTTCCGCCTTACTATGTCTCAGCTGATCAGAACACCACAATGACTTATGCAAATGTCCAGGACGAGCGCCGTCAGTTCCTAACGCTATCTTTGCAGCCATTCGTATCAGCGATCGAGGATCGTCTATCTATGGACGATATAACCGCTCGCGGCAACATTGTTAAGTTCGACATTGACAAGAACTATTTACGCACAGACCCACTTGCAGAACTTGCTGTCATTCGCGAGATGCTTGACTTGCAGTTAATTACTCAAGAGCAGGCTATGGCAATGACAGATTTAACACCTAACGGAAGCGAAGGAATGATATGAGCGAAATGCTGACATTCTCGGCAGAACTCACAGCAGATAGCGCAGCGCGCACTATCTCTGGCAAGATCGTGCCATTCGGCGGAGAAGTTGGAAACACTTCCGCCGGTGCAGTTGTCTTTGAGCGCGGTGCGATAAACATCTCTGACACCAGTAAAGTCAAACTCCTATTGGAACATGACCCTAAGCAGCCTATCGGTCGCGCTCAATTCTTTAACGAGACAGAAGAAGGCATCTTTGCTTCTTTCAAAATCTCTAAATCCTCTCGCGGCACAGATGCTTTAATCGAAGCAAGCGAGGAACTTCGTACTGGTCTTTCAGTCGGAGTTATGGTCAATGCAGCAAAGCCTAAGAATGGCGTGTTGTATGTATCGAGCGCTGACCTGCTCGAAGTAAGTTTGGTACAAGCAGCGGCATTCAAGTCTGCGGCAGTAACCGATATAGCGGCATCAGAAGATGAAGTCGCTGAACCTACCCAACCAACAGAAAGCGAGACAGTCGTGGAAGAAACCACAGCAGTCGAAGCAACACCTACAGTTGAGGCTGCCGCAGTTGAAGCTGCTCGCCCTACTGTCACAGCAATGGCTTACTCAAAGCCACGCATTGAACTAACTGCAGCAAAGTATGCAGAAAACACTATCCGCGCAGCGCTAGGTGATGAGTCAGCTCGTCAATATATCCTTGCAGCAGATAACACAACTGACAACGCTGGTCTTGTACCAACTCGTCAACTCAATGAAATCATCAACCCACTTGGCACAACTATCCGTCCTTCGATCGAAGCGATCTCACGCGGAGTTCTTCCAGATGCAGGTATGACTTTCGAGATCCCAAAGATCACAGCAATGCCAACAGTTGCTATCACAGCAGAAGATGCAGCATTTTCAGATACAGATCAGAACTCATCATTCCTATCTGTTGATGTTAAGAAGTACGCCGGACAGCAGACATTCTCTGTTGAATTGCTAGATCGCACATCACCAGCATTCTTTGATGAACTGATCCGCAACATGGGTGCAGCATACGCAAAGGCTACAGATGCAGCAGTTAACGCAGCGATCATCGCAGGCGCAACAGCAGATGCAACAACCACAACAACATATCCAACAGCATCAGAATTGCTCGGAATTGTTGCTCGCGGTGCGGCTTCTGTTTACAACGCGACACTAGGCTTGCCTAACCCATTCGCTCGTAACATGATCGTCAACACTTCACAGTGGTCAAACATCATGACACTCAACGATGCAGGCCGTCCTATCTACACAGCATCTAACCCAATGAACGCAGGCGGAGCAGTAACTCCAACAGCGCTACAAGGTAATGTTGCAGGACTCAACCTATTCGTAACACCTAACACAGCAGCGGGAACTGACACAGACGGATCTATCCTCATCGTCAACCCAGATGCTTACACCTGGTACGAGTCACCTAACTACCGTCTCCGCGCAGAGTCAACAGCCGCAGGTTCAATTACTATCGGTTACTACGGCTTTGGAGCGATCGCTACCAAGGTCGGCGCAGGCGCGTTCAAGAACAACAAGGCGTAAGCCCACTTAAGTCGCTGGCGGGGTAATGCCCTTTTACCCCGCCAGTCTTTAGAAAGGATAAGAGCATGGCATTGACAACAGTTGCAGAGTTACGCACCGCCCTTGGCGTTGGCACTCTCTACGCTGATGCAGTCTTGCAGCAGGTCTGCGATGCAGCAGATAACGTACTCTTGCCTTTTCTATGGAATAACGACTCCTTTAACATTGCTCATTCTGCTGACGATGACCAGCGCACTCTTTACTTTGAAAATGTTCCTAAAGGGACTTTCTATATAGGTCAAGCAGTTGTCATCTCTAATAACGATGCTTTATTTGACGGCACATACACAATTAACGGAGTTGGCAAGAACACTATTACTTACACTCATGAAGAGTCTGGTCGTGTTCGTCCTTATCACCTAGTCAACCCTTACGGCAAAGTTGCTGCACAAGATGATGTTGATTATGCAACTATTCCAGCAGTTCAAGAAGCTGCGCTTATGATCTCGATCGATATCTGGCAGAGCCGCCAAGCGCCTTCAAGCGGTGGCGTGACAATAGACGGCTACGCTCCAAGCCCTTATCGCATGGGTAACACTTTACTTGCTCGCGTTCGTGGATTACTCGCACCTTACCTAGATCCGCACACAATGGTTGGCTAACCATGGCAGCGATCTCAACCCTTCGCGCAACTATTGCAGCCGCGCTAGTCGATAACACTAAGTATTCAGTATTCTCATTCCCACCTGCTACACCTATTGTCAACAGCGTAGTTCTTAGCCCGGCAGATCCGTACATCACCCCGACTAA